CTGTGTCCACACCCACAACCATAATGACGCTGAAATCAGACTCTTTAGTATCAATATCAGTAGCAGGGTCACACCCGATAAATGTATTGATAGGTTTCTTTTCTCCGTCTTGTACGAGATAGTTAATGCCTTCTTCATGCTCATAGTATCCATTCCACTTTTTAACATCTTTTCTTCCCCACGCTGAATCTTCTTCACTCATAACTTCCATCATATATTCTTGAAAGAACTTTGATGACTGACCTGAATCTCTATAGAACTTCTTTTTCTCTTCTAACTTACTTCTAGAGAAGAAACTTGGCCAGAGGGGATTTCCTTTCTTATCTATAGCCTTGGCAGTGATTACATCCCAAGCAAAATCCTTACCCTCTTTCCTAGATATTTCATGGTTTCTGAGAAGGTTATTGATAAAACTATCAAAGTGTACAGGAGTCCCATTAACACGGAGACGACCAGTATGAGGCTCCAAAGCAGGGTAAACAACGGCAGTGACAAGGTTAGCGTTTTTAGCTCTCGCATCGTGAGTGATTGTATTTGCTTCATGTTCAAAATCGTCCAGTACTATTAAGTCATATCTCTTATGTAGCTTGGCTCCACCACGAATACCAGCAACATTACTTTTAGAGATTAGTTTACATCCATTCTTTAACTCTACATCTTCTTCAGTCCATTTTGGCCCGTGCATAGAACCAAAGTAGTATTTAATCTTTTCGTTGTTATCTAAGTGATACTTTATGTAATCCATGTTCCCGACAGCAAGTTTTTGTGTCGCTGATACCCATCCGTAGAAAAACATATCGTCAGAAGGACAGAATAAGAAGTCTTTAAGTATAGATGCCTTCGTAAGTACAGTCTTACCATGTCCTCTTGGGACTATTATTGCTAGTTGCTTTACTTCTTTATTGTCTATAGAGTCAGCAATCATGTAATGGAATGCCGGTGTCTCACTTCTTAAGAAGTCATCAGGAAGAAATAACTTACCGAATGCGATTAAGTCACTCTTCGCTAGTGACAGTATCTCTTCCGCTTCCGTTATCTTCTGGCTGTTTACGTTCATATTTATTCTCTAGGAACTTTTCAAAGTCTTCAGTTTCTTTTTTGTACTCAAGGTATTCTTGAAATTCTTGCTGTTGTAGCTGAAATACAGCCAAGAGATTATCTAGTCTATACCTGAGAGCTTTGATTGACCTAATGATGTCATGCTTGGATATTGTGTTCTTTTTCTTCATAACCCACTATCTCCGGCCTATCCATTTGTTTTATTATATCACTCATCCAGAAAAATCTTAAGGTATCCTTACTATTTCCTTTAACTATTCCTGTTGTACTTATCTCTTGGTTAATTCTTTTAAGTTCATCAATACATTCTCCTAAATTAAGACCAGATGCATCATATTTTCGGTTTGTGTACCTCATTCCTATTTCACCTATATCTAGTTCGTCCAGCATTTAATCCCGTCTTTTGTGAACTCCATAGTTACCCATCCAGTTCTCACAATAGGGTATATAGCATATCTTGCATACTGAGCATATCTAAGAAAACTTCCACCACGCACATACCATCTACGGTAGAGACTTTCTTCGTTTTTGTCCCTATCTATCTTCAATGAATCAATGGGTTTTGCGTAAAGTTGGTGATTGTGTCCTAGAAAGAAGACATCAGCCTTAGAGTATACTGAAGCTAATTTATCAAGTTCCAAGTCTCCATTCTTAGCGCCACTCTTCCCGTGACCAGAAGCTATTATCCACTCAGAGTCTCCAATCTTGACACATGAGTAGCCAGGAAATGGGAAATATGGAACATTCATGTCTTTAGCTATCATACGACTAATATCGTAGTCTAACATCATCATGCTTCTCAAATAGTCGTGATTACCACCTCTAACGAATAAGCACTTATCCATAATTGGATATATAAGACCAAGGAACTCCATATGCTGGTCATCTGGCGGTGCATATTGACCTCTTTGAGTAATCTTATAATTTGGTGGGATACATTCTAACAAATCCCCGTTACCAAACCATCTGGCATTATCGTCTTCATATATCACCTTGACGGCCTCTGAAAACTTCTTTCTATCGAAGTCTGTTGAGCCTACGTGCATATCTGTAAGACCATGAAGCCTGATGATTTCATCAGATTCAAACATATGCACTTGGCCAGGGACGACCTTCTTTTCTTCGTCAATAATGTCAGTATTTACAGGAACAGAGAAGTACCTACCACAAGCTTTGCACTTGTACTTTTGTACTAACGTATCTTTTGAGTTGTACTTTCCATCTTTGTATACATCTATCGCATTACATCTTGGGCATATCATTCCGCACTATTTACCTCTTTTGATGGTTCAAGGGAAGGTCTTCTAGCAGATTCAATTTGCTCTGGAGTGAACTCTTGGAGCATTCCAAATATCCCGACTTCTTTCTGCTTGATAGTAGTACCACCTAAAGTACCTATCGCTTTCCCCAATTCTTTCGTTGATTGCAACTGGATATTCTCATCTATGCTATTCTCAGCAAGGCATTTTAAATTATTTAATATGTACTCATGGTCAACACCAAGATTCTTTGCAATATCAGTTACAGATTTCTCAATCTCTTTCATTACTCTCTCCTGTTTAAGAAGTGCAACAGCTTTAGACCTAGCATTTGAGTCCTTTGTATCTCCAAATGCTTTCTTATAAGCATTGATAGCATCTGTTCCCGTTGCAACACTCGTAGCGAATAGCCTCTCCCGCTTGGTAGGGATTCTTCGTTCTTTTAGTCTCTTTGATTGCGATGTCTTCTTGCCGGAAAAAGTATACCTGTCGGGATGCTTATCAAAATCGGTATCCATGAAAACATCATCTTTGTTTAAAAATGTCCCAACTATAGTCCTTACCCATCCTCTCGCATATTTGTAATTCTTCCTATCGTTTGGGTGTGAAATCATATCCTTGACTTTTAGTAGTTGAACAATTCTCCCATCATCAGAGAACACCCATTCTCCCTCTTTGCTATTCCTCCAGTTTCTTCTTGGATTCCTAGTGTCTTCCGAAGAACTAAAGTGTGCTATGTATTCATTAACATCATCAAAAACGTAATGACGCTCTCCCTTAATACTACGGGACTCCAAGTTCGTGAAGCTCCTGTATCTCAAAATGTAGGCTTTCTATCAAGTCAAACACTCCTTGTGGTATCACATAGAACACACCATCTATCTCGATTGGACAAGTCTTTAACGACCTCGCTTCATCGCTTAACTCTTCCAGAACTCGTTCCTGTTCTTCTAGTGGAAGTCTCGACAAAGCTTTCATTGCTACACCCATGCCTAAATATAACCATTATTCCATACTCATTTCAATGATGTACAGTCTTATTTTCTTAGGTTTATATAAGACCCCCCTATAGTCCCCCCAAATTACTCGCTTTTTACGTTGCTTTTCTTTGATTGTTTCTTACTTTTTTTAGGCTCGTCAACTTTAGGCTCTTCTCCCGCAAGAGGCGGCTGATTCTGTTGGCCAGTGTCACCCGGCTCACCTCGCGTATTGTGTAAGAAGGCTGCACCTCCTGTACTTTCATCGTATCTAGGCATTTTATTAACTCCTTGTTATCTGTTGAAGATGTCTTGCCACATCCCGGGCAAGTGTACAGCTGTTCTCTCATTATAAACAAATTTAAACAATATGCCCAAGTGTATCAAGGAAATATAGTTCCAATGATATATAGCCATATATTCACCCCGCGTCCACTAAGTGAGATTATCGGAATCTCATTTTCCATTAACAAATTGGAGGTTCTATTATGGACTATTTCATTTTGACTGATTGGATGACATCCCCCGTACTCGTCAAGAGTGCGAGGACTTTCCTCGTTGGAGAGAACGAGATAACTGAGTTTATCACCGTTGGTAACTCTAGACCCGTCTCTCTCTTCGACTATGAGGTTGATGATGCTATTGCTTTAGGCAAGGCCTACAAGTCGCTTCGCGACAAGACCAAGCCGTGGAGCAAGGCAGTGATGAACAAGCGTTTCCACGGAAAGGCTTAGTCTATCCCTTCATTGGATTCCCACGCTTCGCGTGGGTTTCCTCTGGGGGCAACTTATATAGCCGTCCAATCATCTGAATAAGCTTCGGAGTGTGGTGAGCTTGGCAACAGTAATCACTACCATTTGGGGATAAAGGATAGGTTGGAGACCATTCATGTCTGTACACGCGTTCGTTGAAGACAGGTCGAGGCTGTTCATTGAAACAGTTAGCCTATCCCGAATCTCTATTCTTTGCATTATACATATAACTTGGGCAATAACATACATTTAATAATTTACTTGTATTAACGGGGATGTACACCCCAGCTAACAGCTTAGATGAGCAACAGAATGAGGATAGCAATAAGGCTCCTCTAATACAAGTTGACATTTCTATTAACTAACTAATAAAGGGGGTCATATCATGACCAAAATCAACGAGCTTAAAACGACTAAGACTCATATTGGGGAATTCCCTATTATACGGCTTAAGAATAGCATACGCATAGTGAACTTCAGTTCACTGCACTCATATACATTTGATACTGGTGAAGTACTTCCCGGTTGTGATAGTGAAGTAACATATAAATATAAATTAGACTGTTCGCATGAATACGAGCCAAGATGGATAAATGTTAATGAGCATGAGACATCTGCGTATGGTGAAGATTACATGAGAGCATCTATGGGTGACCCAGAGTATCATGATGTTCGCATACATTATAGTCTAAGCGAACCCATTCAAGACATGTTACGTCTCTTGGCTAATAGGCATTACGTAGATATTATACTTGTTCCATTTCCTGTTAGACAGTGCATTAAAGAAGAATATGATGAGCTTGAACAAATAGTTCCTCCATCAGAGGAAAACAATATATTGTACAAAACAAGAACATGTAAGAAGGTTGACCCAAGAGATATTTCTAAAGGCATATCTTCAGTAGAGTTTTGTGCTTAACTAACCAATAAGGGGATAATAACAATGACTAGACATGGATTCTCTCGATACTTCGGTAATATGCGTGGATATAACCTCAGAAGAGGACTGATGATATGTGGACTGATTGACGGCAACCCATTCAAGCCAGATGTACTGAGCCGTTTATTTTTCTCAATGCATCTACCAATGTTAGATTTTGGATATACTATAGGCATTAATCTGTCCGGTGAGTTCACAAGCGGTGTAAAATATTTAATAGCATCGTTTGAAGTGACTGATCCGTGTGACTTCGATGAGTTTGAAGGTGAAGACAGATGCATTAAGCATATCGGTGTGAGATTGTTTGATAATAGGAAACGAATAAAAAGAAGGAGAGAACGTCTTCAAATACGTTAAAAAATACCATTATACCAAATTGTCTGATAAACATAGCTGCAGAGTATGTGGCAAAGGAATCAAGATGAGCTTGATTAAGAGGAAGAAATATCCTCCACAACTCTGTTACAATCATTGGCTAATGAGGAAGGGATTGAGAGAATGAGAAAGAGATTAGGAATGAACGGTGAAGTGTTAACCGAACAGGATATTATAAAGCACAAAAGACTTCTTAGAGAGTGTGGACTTCCTGACACTATTGGAGACTCAGTATCACAGGAAAAGCTTGAGGAGAGATACCCTCATCTCAAGATGACTGAGGCTGAAAAAGAAGTAAGAAGAATAGTAAATGAATCAGAAATAAAAATGAGAAGATGATGGGGATAAACAGAACTAAGACTAGTATATAAATACATCTGTTGGAATAACTAACTGTATGTAACCTGATGAAAAGCAGGACGGTTAAGTAGTGAATACTGGCTCTTTGTCGCTCTTAGAGTTTAAACTGGTATCTTATGTCTGCCTGGAATAGAGAACAGACTAACTACTTCCCCATCTTTCTCATAAAAAAGGAGACAATCATGGTAGACATTATTGGAATGACAGTTATACTGTTAATGGGGATGTTCTATGGATGGGCGGCCAGAGACCTCTATTCTGAACACCAAGACAGTAAAGTGGAAGATGAGTCATTGTTGCGGGAGGATTTTATAGCGACAATGGAACTCCGAGAACAAACCTTACAGGACAAATATGAGAAAGGGTCTCACTTGTCCGATGTTGAGGCATATAGTTAATAACCTCGGTGAGAGGGGGAGAGTTATCCCCATACTCCCCCTCAAATAATTTAAATTGTGATAACAGGTGAGTAAAGGCTGCGGTATACGCATTCTGGCGAGATATTTAAGTCGTATGTATGGTTACCCCGCGACCAAAGTCGGGGCCAGTGTTTAGAAAGCCTGTTATCACAAACAATTAAAGGAGAATAACATGATAGCTGTAAAGAAAGAAGAGATAAAATGGGCTCCGACTAATGATGCAGTATGGGATGCTATAGAGCAATTAAGACAAAAGCTGGTAAATATAGAGTCAGCCGTCAGAATATTCAGAGAAATGCTTGTAAAAGCCAAGATACCTCCATTTGATTACGATACTAAGGGGTATAGAAACTTTGCGTGGAGACAGAATGCAGGGAACACAGAAGCTGATACATATATAGTCAATATGATAATAGACCACTTTAATGACAATCTGAATCATTTTGGTGAAGCAATACTCAAGGTTTCAGACTTCGATGATATATGTCTCCTTGCAAAAGACGAACATACACAGAACCAACTGAAAGGAGATAGTAATGGGAGCGATTAGTCAAATACATGAGTATCTGTCAAATTATATGGGAAATCACGTAATAGACACACTACAGGTACATGAAGCTATCGAGTTGATGAACTTAATCGAAGAACGTGAGTCTGAGTATAATGATATTGGATTTAATCTTAGTGGAACAAAAATAACTCTTAATAACGGCAAGACTATATATATGCCTATAAATGGTTGCTGTGAAGACTGTGACTATGCAGACCATTTGTATCAAAAGGGAGAGGATGCCGCATTAAGTGAAGGAGATGTTTAAATGCAAGTACTAGTGTCTGTTGCTGTTTTCTTTGTCTTTGTAATTGCAATTTTGCTTGTATGTATAGTTAAAGGGGAAGAATAATGATTAAAAAATGTAACAAACCGGGCTGTGATATAATGTATGAAACTACATGGCAAGAGAATAAACGACCCAAAAGTGATAATACAATCATAAAAGACTATATGTATAGAATCATAATGAAAGAGAAAATAAAGAACGAAGGCAAGTTTGGAGTAGGCAAGGTCATCATACAATTCTTACAACAAGAGGTAGATAAACTATCATGAAAAAGAATAAAGATATTGAAGGAATGAATAAGTACAGGGAGAAGTGTGCAAGGCTTATGGATAAGATATTAAAACACTACGACAGTGATGCTTTCTTAACAAAGCCAAGTTTTGAAAAGCTTATTGATGAAGTTACAAAGGAGACAAAGTGATGAGTAAAGAAGAGAAACAAGATATAACAAAGTATAACGCAAAGGCAGTATACGACCACACAAATCAAATTGATGATATATTTGATAGACTGGTAGATATTGCTGATAACATTACTGATATTACTAAGCTACTCAGTTCTCTACACAGCCGAATAGCAATATTGGAAGTGGCTTCACATGAACCACAAGATTTTATTTATAAGTACGATGAGTTAATAGAAAGAGTAAACAACCTAGAGGAGAATAACCATGTTACAAATACAGAAACAGAATGAGTACGCATTATTTGATATGCTGCAGATTAACAGAAATATACGACCAAGGAAGGTAGACTGGATGGTTGTCTCAATAAGTATAATAGACCTGGGCAATGAATATCCTATCATCACTACTCCTTCCAAAAGGGGAATATATTACATATGGGATGGACAGCACAGATTTACAGCTAGAAAGAAACTAGGTCTTCCAATATACTTCATACCAACAGCGAAAATGAATATAAAAAGCGTAGCCCGTTTGAATATGTGTCAGGATAAGTGGAACATGGGTGATGTGAGAGATTCATTCTCCAAGCAAGACATCCATGAGTATAAAGTGTTTAAAGGATACCAAGAAAGATATGAATTTTCTATATCCACAACACTAATGCTATTATGTGGAAGACGATG